GAATATCCTTCACGTTCAAGGTCGTTACACACTGTTTCGACGACGTATTCCTGCCGATGCAATATTCTTTCTCGGTCAACCTCTCCGAACAGAGATTCTTCACGTCCCAACGGAGTTTCACTACCTGGCTGTACCATCGTGAGGATTCCAGCAACGTTTTCACCAACAATCCAATCGGGCTGAATCTCCCGTATCGCTCGTAGCATTTCCGGCCAGAGGTAGCGGTCATCTTCCGCTCCCTTTCGCTGTCCTGCGCAAGAAAAAGGCTGGCATGGGAAACCTCCGGTGAGGACATTGATTTTTTCCCGCCACTCTGTAAAATCTGTTTTCGTGATGTCTTCATAACTTTTGCTGTTTGGAAACCAATAATCAAGTATTTTTCTCCCGAACGGGTTTATTTCACAATGGAACACGTTTTTCCAGCCCATTATTTCGGCAGCTATTTCCGGACCACCGATGCCGCTAAACAGAGAGCCGTGTGTCAATCTTTCACTCATTCTTCTGATTCTTTAGGTTTCCAATCAGACGGTAATTTTGCCCACTCGCGGAACTTGGCGTCGAAGTCGTCCATGTCCCTGAACATATCCATCTTCGATTTCTCTGTCTCTACGAGTGAGGAGAATTCCAGAAAGTACAAATCTGCGCTTTTAACGAAATTGTTGTGCAGCTTCTTCAAGTCTCCAAGCAGAAGACCATTTTTAGCAATTAAATCACTCGCTTCCTCTACTAAGTTATTGGCTTCACAGTTCAGCAGGTGTGCAGCAGATAGCAACATGTTCATTCTGTCAAGGCTACCATTGGCTACGGCGGCGTCAATTAGTTGTTTTCTTGGTTTCATAATCGTGTATCTTTTTTCATCAGTTACAAGTCAGTCCTTAAACAATAGTCCGCTATCCAGTAGCAGACAAAATAAAAAGCGGCATACGCTGTCAGGATTGACAGAATAGTCGCTATCAGTTTTATATCTTTCATCTTCGGCTTTCCCCCTCGATTTTTATCACATTAAACATCTCTTTCACCCGGTCGGCTATATAGGCTCCATACCGTTGAGAGAACTCCTTGTCCGGGTCAAGATTGGTAGTCATGTGGGTATAGAAATTATATCGCTGCTCATAACGAAGTTGTAAAACGGTCTGAATGGCATTTATGCCCGTACCAAAGTGTTTGGCATCCATAGGCTCCCGTCCTACTTCGTCAATGGCAAGATTGTGCATACATGACCTATCTGTGTACAGGCTCAACCCGATAATACCTTTCTCGGCAAACTGTAAGGCAATCTCGGCAGCACTGGTAAACTGAAAGGTCAATCCAGCATCCGCGCCGCCAATACAATAACGGGCAATTTTTGCCGCATAGTTCTGTAGCCCTTTCAGCAAAGTGGACTTGCCCACTCCGATAGAGCCGTGTAATAATAATCCCTTGCTTACATCCAATACTCCGGGAATCCCCCAAACCCATTGATAAAGGGCTTTCAATAATTGGCGATTACTATCATCAACCATAAAGACTGGCGAGATTGTTTTCATAGATGCAACGAGTTGATTACGCCAATATATGTCAGCCTGTTCCCTACTCCATTGCTTCTGATTAACCTTATTTACCGAAGACGATTGATTGGATGCCGGCGGAGCTTTCGTCCGGTTCTGTATCAGTTTTCCGATTGCTTCCATTTCTCGCTTGAGATATAATTTCATTAAACTTAGAATTGATATTAGTTACGCTGAAATTATCAAATATCCACCCCTCTTTGACCGAGGAAAGAAGGTATTGAAGGGCATACAACAGAGAATCATCGGAAACGTCCATTTTCTTTTGCTCTCTTTGGAATTTGAGCTTATTCAAGAGCTGGGACATAGCCCCGGCATCCTTGGCTGTCCAGTAGTAGTCAGCCCCGAAGGTTTCCCTAAAATGCTGTTCAAATAGCAAACGGGCTTTTGAATTAATCTCTTTAGGCTTATTTTTCTTGCCTCCCCCCTTGGGGGGTGTGGGGGGAATATTATTATCTTCTTCATCTTTCTTTTTATTATTGCCCTTAGCTTGCCCCAATTCTTCTATTTTTTGAGCCATTTTTTCTGTGGTTGCCCTTAACTCTGCCCTTAGTTCGCCCAAAGCATGATTTAATCCGCTGATTTCTTTGTTGTTGTCTATGCCCTTATCTACGTCTCTTTGCCTGCCCTTGACCGGATTATATTCATCATAGTTACATAAAGTAATTACGGTCATACCTTGTTTATTACAAGTCGTTATCATACCTCTTTTTTTAAGTTTGGCAAGGAAATAGCGCACTTTCTTTTCAGACCATTGCCAACGCTTCATCAAAAACGATACGGATGCTGGATATTGACCTCTTGTATAAGAGATTTCCCGACCTCCGATAAGTTCGCTGTACGCCTTGTCGGTTGCCTCAAATCGTGCGCTCTGAATCAAGTCGAGCCACGCTTCGCATTCCGAAAACTTACGGGCTACTTTCCACATTTCATTCGAGAAAAACTTGCGGCTTAGCCTCAAAAATCCTTCGTCCATAGTCTTAGAATCTCACGTTAGTTAATTGCCTTCCGTTAGAGAATACAGCCCATTTCCCATTTCCGCTATCAAACAACCGTAAGTCCGATACCTCTCCGAAACGTTTGATATTACCGCATAAATAGAGGACGTATTTGTTGTTACGTCCTCTTGTCTTTATATTTCCATACATATCCATAAGATGATTTTTGATAATTTTTACAACAAGCACATATAGCTCTTACTGGTACATTTGATTTTCTCGAAGCCTCCATTAATGAAGGATATTCCGCTATCATATCCCCATGCAATGAGTATTGTATAACACTGATAGCACCATGCCTATTTGTTTGCGCTCTTGCTCTTCTCTTAATACAAGTGCCATAATTCGTGTTGTACTTTGCATCACACCATTCCAAATTTGTGGCTCTATTGTCTGCTTTCTTTTCGTTCTTATGATTAACGAAAGGCAATTCTTTAGGATTCGGTATAAATGCTTTTGCTACCAGTCTGTGAACAGAATGATAGCTTCTTTTACCATTCTTGCGTAAATAAATCATTCGATAGCCATTTGAATTTGCACATGAGAGTATTTTATCTTGTGACAATCCTTTTTTAGCAAATGCTTTTACTCTACCTAAATTTGACACTTGGTACAATCCTTCGTACCCTATAACATCTTTCCAAATTTCGTCCATAATTATTTCATTTAAGAGTGAATAATAAAGGCAGTCTTTAAAGTCGTGCGAAGACTGCCTTTTGATAATCGTGTTAAGAATTACACTGCAAGCATATCAATACACGCAGCATGATGATTCACGCCCTTATAATGCTGAGAGAACTCTCTAAATTGGTCTAACAACC